TTATTGGCTGTTGTCTAGTGCATTGGCTAAGTTGCGGATGATATGGCGCGTGTCACTGGGAATGAATTTGCCATAGTGTTTGTGGATCATGTCTGTATTTACGTGGCCCAGTTGGTTGGCTAACCATTCGGCGCTAATAATGCCTGTTGATAATACTTGGCTTGCATAAGTATGACGACCATTATTTAAAGCGCGATAGGGTATGTCGCATTTATCAAGGTGGCGTTTCCAGCGTTTTTCAAGCTGTGGGTATGTGTAATGGCTACCGGTGCGCGGGTTGTACCAAAGCCACGTTAGATACTGTTCTTCATAGGTGTGGTTGTCTCGCTCAAGTACTTTGACTGCGTGTGGGGTTTTATCAGTTAGTAATTGGCGTTGATTGTCCAAGGCATTTGCTACGATCGGTAGTAGTTCAATTTGCCGTTTACGTCGCCGGTTCTTAGTCGCCTTATGAATGCCTTTCACAAAGCCACGTCTGATATATGCTGTTGCCTGATCAAAATCAATATCTTCTATGGCCAGTGGCATGAGCTCATGACTGGATAGACCTGACCATAACATGACCGTCCATAAGTTCCGAAAGGTCGTGTCCGTTTCGGTATTGATGATTAATGCGATTTCTTCACGAGAGAATGGCTCAATGTCTTTGGGATCTTTTGCGTTAAGCTTAATGTACTGGCTTGGATCGTTAGGGTTTTTTTGATGACGTGCCCAATAACTCCATATTGATCGCCATAAACCTAGTATATCGACAATCGTTTTCGGTGATAGATTGATTCTAAGCACTTTGTATACCCAATATTCGACGTCTTCAGCACTGATTTTGCTTATTTGCTTATTTTGCCAATATGGCGTGATGTGGTTGGCCACTTTGCTGGTGTAGGTCGTCCAAGTCGTTGGGGAGACTGTGCTTTGCTCGGCATTCTCCCAAACTGGGATGTAATAGCCAAAATATGATGCTTGTCGCTTTGGTGATGATGGGAATACGGTGTCACGGTTAAATATACCCATTTGTATCTGTTGCTCAACCATATCCGCTATTTTTTGGGCGTTAGCCTTGTTTGCTGCGGTTGGTGGCGTGTTCAGTAAGGTTTCGCTGTCCTTTTTGCCGTCGATGTACCAGATAATACGGATACTGGTTTTTAGGGGTTCAATACTTGCCATTATGTCGTTAATCCTTGCGCTTACATGCTGTTTAATAGGCTTAAACACCTGATATACCTAGCTTTTACAACATTTTTGCGCTATAATAAAGGTCTGGTTTGGTAACTATGGAGCCACTGAAAAGTTCTTGGTTTGGGGCTTTTGGCTCTAACTGTTTGATAAAACAGCCTTCACAATGGTGAGGGCTGTTTTTTTTATACCGATTGTACTGCTTTCATTTGATAAACCTGTCATCAATAATTATTGAAAAAGGGTTGTCTATGTTGAGTTTCATTGTCTTGGCTTTTTTGTGCGCTAGTCTGGTCAGTTCGTCTATGCCATAGGGTTTATTGTTATGTAAGATGACGCTACCCTCTGGCAGTTTTTTGATGGGTGATTTTCTGCCCATGCGATCACGGTTTAGATGCTCATTGACCATACTTTCATCAGTTGCTATGCAAACTTTGTCACGACAACGATATAAGTTTAATGGTAGAGGCATGACTACCTCCGCCGCTCAATGACACTTTGGCAATCAATGCAGCGGGTGACGCCTCCCAAACGCCGACGGCGCTCGGGAATATCTTCACCGCATTCGACGCATTCAGCTAGTGATGGCGTATCAAAGCGTTGTGCCTTGGCTAGGTTTCTATTTAACTCTTCTTGCGCCTGGTCGTTGGCGCGGTCGATAATGTCGCTCATTGGTCTTTTCCTATTTTTATTTCAGTAAGTGATTCAAATTTACGCTCTTTAAAAATTTCGACTTCACAGCGCATTTCAATCTTGTCTTTGTTGATGCTGTAATGCTTGCGTTGATAAAGCTCGCGCTGCTTGTGCGTTGGGTGCATTGAGCAGTCGATCATCTGACCGCTCACAGTGTCGAACGTCAGCCAATGTAAAGGGCTTTCACGGTTGTAAGGGAATAGGGCGCGGACTAGGTTCATCGACTTGTCTCCGTTTTAATTGCCATATCAATAACTATATTTTTTGCATTACCCATCAGCTCAAGGAATATCTCTTCTTGCTCGTCATCAAGATAGCCGGCGTTGTCGATGACTTCTTTCATGGACAGAGATAATTCGTGCTCACGCTGGACTGGTGGAATGGTTCGGATAAAGGTTAAAGCCAATAGTTCAAAAACTGCGTCAAGTTGGAGCTTCGATGCTTCTTGCTGCTGGTGATGTTCTATCGCCATTTGCATTAATTTATTTAAGTCCATTTATTTGGTTTCCTTATGCGTAAAGTGGCCAACTGGAGCAGGGCACTCTTCATTGATAATTTCTAGTTCATAACAGTGACCGCATAAATCCGCATGAGGTGCTTCGCTTTGACCAAGCCAAAGCTCGCAGCCACATTCATCGCAATCACCGTCACTACCTTTAAAATCGTATGTCATGTTCTTAATCCTTTTTTCATGTAATAGTGATGCCCGTCTTCTCTTAGAGTTGCTATTTCAATCAGACCTTCTTCGTAAAGTCGCTTCGCATAAAATCTAATGATTGTTAAATTTAAATGAACCTTCGCAACGATTTGCTCAGGGCATAAAGGTTCGTTACTAGCATTGATAATTCGCATAATGAACAACAACTCGTTAGCACCTAACGCCTGCATAGAATTAAATTCTTTTGAATTTTCAATATTTTTAAAATCGCATGTCATGGTTTGGGTTCCTTTTTGGTTTGGTGTCAAAGACTGGCTTTCTCTAGGGATAAGGGGATTAGATCCACAGGTACAGCAAACTCCCATTTATTGCCGTCCTTACAGACAAACATGCCGTCTTCATCTTCTTTAATAATGAGCGTCACTCCTGCAGGACTGTTTACATAGGTGCACCAGTTAAGAGCAGCTTCATCACTCTCATCTGATATGACGCAATGAACTCCGCCACCTTCATATTTCTTAAGCATTGCTCTAGTCAGATCACTGCCTTTAATTTCGTTTTTTGAAGTTTGTAATGTCATGATGTTTATTCCTTTGTAATTAAGTGAGACTTAGGTTTTTAGGCATTTCAAACACCCAGCAACGAATGCTACGGCCCGTGATTTGAGACGCTACCGTCTTGTTTGCTGCCACAAACTTGAACTGCCTAGACTGGCGCAGCGCGTGATGCATATCGGATTGTGGCGGTAGGTCATAGCGGTACTCATTCGCAAGCTGATAGATCTCTGGCATACTGATCGCTAATAGATCTGGGTTTTTGCTGTGGTTGATATGCAAGCGGCGGATATGATGACCAGCACCTTCGATTGTGTTGGGCGCTGCATTCAATCGTTCGAGCACATCAAAGAACTGGATATTGAGCGGATGCTCGGTATCAAGCGTCTGATCGCGTTCGGTTGCCATGTTAAATACTTCCTGCTTGACGGCCCCGTCCAAACGTTGCAAGTCTGGCAATACCAGTTTCATCGCATCAAACATGGCGAGTATCTGCGCGTGGCAATGAGCAACACGAAAAGCTTTGACACCGCTGTCTTTTAACCAATTCTCATGCGCTATTTTGGTATCAAAAAATACCTGCAGTATCTTGTCTTCCATCTTGAGGATATCGACTAAAAAATGACTGACATCTTCGGTCTGTAGTGCCTCAATGCGTCTGGCTGCTGCTTCAGAATCTCGGGTCTGGTTGTCCAATCCAAAGAATAGGTGGCAAATACGGCTTAGCACTGCCTTGGACGCCACCACGGGCAAATTTTGACTGATGACGATAGTGCCGCGAAACGGTGGCTCGTAGACTTCATTGCCTGCAGACTTGACGCCGCGTGTACCAATCGTGCCGCCGTCGTATAGGTTTTTAAGTTCGTCCCAATTGAACTGGCTATTACGTCCTGTACCAGCCCCATCGCGGTCTGACTCGATAAAGACGCTGGGCATGTTTGAAGTCTGTGACAGTGAGCGCAGGCGACCGGCCTTAGTGGTTTTGTTGGGATCGATACCCTCGTAGCCATCACGACCTATCAAACGCCAAAAAAAGCTAAGTAGGGTTGATTTACCAGTCCCAGGCTCGCCCACAATCTCCATAAATGGATAGGATTTTTGACGCTCGCGGATCTGCTGAGCAAACAGGCTACCCATAAAACCCACTAGACTAATGACTCCTTGGACGCCCCAACCAGTTATGATGTCCGCTAGCCAATTTGCAGGTTCTTTGGGTTTGTCGCCTATGCGAATATTTGGACTGGCCGCTAATGTCTTTAGGCTTTTATTATTGGGCAGGTCAAAATAGTCGTCTTTATTGAGCGCGTAAGTCACACCATGACGGATTGCGATATCGTTAAAAATGTAAGTCTGATGGTCTTTGCTATAACCAATAAAGTCGATGGTCTCAACGGTTTTGATGCCGTTAATCATGCGTCCTAACATAATGTCGAGCTGCTTTGAATTGCCTTGATAAATGACGCCAGGCGCGACTGATAATAGGCGCTTTTTAAACTCACCAGCGGCCGACAGTTGGCTACCGGTAAAGGTATTTTTAGTGTCGCCTTGTGATGTGCGAATACGAAAGAAGTACCAGCTCTCATCTGTCACTAAGTTTTGCTGATAATAGAGTGCTTGCGGCTGACAGTTCATGATTTGGGTGACAGTCATGCAAGACTGCATCAAGTCGTCATGCCAAAGCTGTACGGCTTCTTTTAACTCTTCTTCAGTATTGAATAAATCTTCTGTCGGTTCGCTGTCTGCGTCCATTTGCTTGGCTTTATCAAAGCTTTCGCTGTCTACTTTTACCCAGTAGGTGCAACTGTTGAAAAACATATAAAAGCTAGTGGTGCCATACTGGTTGTACGTCAGTAGCGCCTTGTCCTTTGCTGTCTCAGCAATAAGCAGCTCACCATAAAAGCGGTAGCGTTCAAGGTCTGTCTTGGTGAGTTTTCCCGCTTTGTGTAGGTCGTTCCAGTCTGCTCCGTCGCTGTACTCACTTGACTGCGCGGCGGTGACATCCCAGCCGTTTTGGCGTGCGGTGGCCACCAGTTTGTCAGTGGCTTTGCGTCCAGCGTGGTCGCTATCGAGTGCGATGATAAGCTTGGGCAGTGGCTTACCAAGCTCTGCCATTCGCGCTTTTATTTGTGCTAAGGTGTGCGCTGGGAAGTTACCCGCGGTGATGTTGCTGATAGCATGTAAGCCGTTCTCAGTCAGTGCCATGGCGTCAAAGATGCCCTCTACTATCCATAGCTCTTTTACATATGACCAGACGCCTTGCTGTAGGTGTAGCTTTGGCGGTAACCAAGCATGACCTTTAAATTTAAAGCCTGTTTGTACACGGGCCTTTTTTATATTTGCGGCGGGTTCTATCAGCCGTTCCCAATAGCCGATGGCTTGGCCATCGCTTGTGATGTTGAAGCGCACGCTGGGGCAGGTGAAGTCGGAATAAAAGTCTTTGAATACTTCTTGGGTATAGCTGCCTTGCCATTTGACAATATCAAAGCCACGTCCCGACTGAAGATAAGCGTCAGCCGTGGCATTTGGGTTGCTGGGTGTTGGTGGGTTTTTCTTCGTCCAATTGGCGAATATGTCTGGGTAAATATCGCGAGTAGATGCTTGGTAATTGCATTTATTAGAGCGGCCACACTGGATCGTCCACGGCGCATCAGCACCGGTGAACAACTCCTTTTTGCCGCATGATGGGCAGCGACCATAACGCAAAAACTGATGGTCGCTTGAGAATTTGAGACCATAATCTTGCACGAGGCGAGTGATTAGCTCGCTACGGGTATCATCTTGCATGGTTTGCATAATATTGCTCGTCTGGTTTGGTAGTTTGGTTAGGCATTTGCGCTGATTGGTTTGTCTTTCTGCACGTCTGGCTTGACTATCGAGCGTACATACTCTTGCTGAGTGACGAATATGTGTCCGCACTCATCGTTTTTGCAGCGGTGCTCTATATCGCGTAAGTAATCAGTAATAACGCGGGTACGCAGGATTAAACAGTTGGAATGACAAGCTGGACAGCGCATATATGACCTCTTTTAGTGTTTGATGATGAGTTGTAGCTCTTTATCTGTTTCAGCGAGTGCTTGTCTCAGTGCCCAAGCGACAAACTCATCGACGCTTACTCCATACTCGGCAGCCTTACGTTCAAGTAAGCGCTGCTCTGCAGAGGTTGGGTGGATATAGACATCGTTAGGCATGGCTGGTGACTCCTGAGGTACTGACTGGTGCCGCCGTCATCGCCCAAAAGTGACCTAATGGCATCTCGACTGTGTTTTGTGATGGCAGTATCATGGCGATAGGTTGTTCGCGGAACATCAAGTCATGGATCTTGCTCATTGCTAACTGGCGGACGAGGGTGGCGAGCTCCACACCTGAGCGTTCGGCATGGGCCAGTAAGATTTGATAGTCATAATGATCGACACTGACTTTGATGGCGTTATCGCGTAGTTTTTTGGTGTTTGGGTTCATGGTTTGGTTTCCTTCTGGGTTTGGTCTTAGTCAATTAGCTTATAAATCTTTTAAAACGGCTTTTGCTTGAATCTTGTTTTAGCAGACCGTCAATCTGTTGAGACACTAAAAGTTTATGCTCTGTGTTTTTTAACTTGTTTTGAACATCAGCAAAAATCTTTAATTGTCTTGCTTCAGCTTCATTTAACTGCTTTTGCGGATTGGTAATAGGTTTTATTCCATTCTTAATTGATGATGATTGGTTACCAATTAGGATAAACGTAATATCAAAACCTAGATGCCATAGGTTGACCAGTAAAGAAGAAGGGATGTCGCGCTTTCCTTCCTCGTAGTTCTTATAAGTCGTTTGAACAATGTCTAGTGATTCATAAACGGTAACTGCTTTTAGACCTAAACGTTCACGCTCTATTTTTAAACGTTCGCCTATGCCTCTTATGTTTTCTTCAGGTGGTTTGGTATCAGTTGTCATGATTTGGTTTCCTTTTAAGTTTGATTATTGATTCTGTTCGGCTAGTTCTATTTCACGACCTTTTAGGTAGCGTCGGAGAACAACAAAGCCCATTGAGCGCTGTTCTTTGTCAGCAGCTTCTTTCAGATCAGCATGAAGGTCTGTTTCTAAGCGTAAAGTCACGCCAGTACGCTTTGATTTATTCAAGTGTCCTTTTTGGGTCGGCTTTAATGTGGTTTGTTTCATTTTGGTGGTATCCTATTGTTATAATGCGCTTACACTTAAAGCGCATCAACCGAATGAGTATATTATTATACTCACAAATGATTGATAGTCAATATTATATTAACGATTGATAGTATAAAAGGGGTTTTTATGATTATTGAAGACATTGGTAAGCGATTAGAAGAAGAGCGTCAGCGTCTAGGGATTAAGGCTGTTGACGTTTATTCTGAATTGGATATTCATCAGAATACTTACAAAAACTATGAGATGGGTAGAAGGGAAATGCCATCATCACTGCTGGTCACTCTTTGGAATATGGGGTTTGACGTGATTTATATATTGACGGGGCAGAGAATAGGTGATATCGCAACAGATGTGATAAACAACGGTGAAAGCTACGTCCCAAGCTATCATCAGCGTCTAATTCATTTACCTGAAATTATGGACTTGGATAATCCATCGGATAGGCTGTTGGGTGCGATGTATCACGCAGAGGAAGCGTTGGTACAAGCCGGAGCAAATGCCAATGAAGACTATGACTATAAAACACTGGCAACATTGGGACTGGGGTTAATCGATACAGTTAAACGAGGCAATCCATAAGAAGCAGGCACAAAAAACCAGTCCGCTAAGACTGGTTTTTTACTGCTATTAAATTATTAGAATGCATTATCCGACATATCTTTTTGACTGTGTACCAAGTCCAGCAGGTCACTACTGGTGACACTGATACGGGCATTCGGGTCTGCTACGTGCAGTGTCTCTGCCATCTCAATGATGATACTACGCAGTGATTGAATGGTGTCTCGATCAATGGTCTGCTGTTCATGTAGCTTTAATGCTTTGTTTTTCCAAGCTTTGGCATCTGTCTCCCACTTGCCAGGCTTGACTGGTGCCTCTGCAAAGGTTACTTGGGATAGTTCGAGCGCAATCTCGTCTGTCTCAGATTTTTCTATTGGAATTGCCTTGTTAGAATGACCATACTCTAAACGTATTGCATCAATTCTCTTACCATCCAACTCAGAATTAAAAACGATAGTGGAAGGCTGTAGCAGCTTTGGTTCTTCCAAATCGTAGAGAGCGTCAATAATCTCCATATGCGTGATAAGTTTGCCACAGTGTGACTGTATGAGCTGCTGTACCTGATAGATATCCAGTGTCATCATTGTTGGATGAGTAGGTGTATGGTCGGTTTTGATACTGTGCTGACGTTCGCTAACAAATAGCGCATTAAATAAATTGCGTATTATGCTTTCATGGTTTGCGCTAGTATCGCCTTTCATTATGTAGTCACCGCGATTGTTAGCTTTGGTGAGTGTTTTAGCTTTAGCGGTAGTTTCTTGTGCTGTGTTATACTTTGACATACTGATTAACTCCATGAGTTATTTGGTTAAAGGAATTAACTTTAGTTAGGTTGATTTCTTTGGTGTTAAAGGCAGACCGGTTACTTTGGCGAGTGCGGTTTGCCTTTTTTATGCGCTGACATAATTGCAGGTGGCGATATAGCAACTGCTGACTGCGGATATAAGTGTTGATCTGCTGGGTGGTATTCGGTCTATTTAGCATTATCTTTTTCCTTTTGTGCGGCTTTACATGCTTTGTCCAGATGCATCGTAATTTCGGCTGATAGCGTGCGGTAGTTTTCGGCGGCGTGGACTTTTAGCCAGTGGTGCAGCTCAGGGTCTAGCTTGAGCTTATAATCAACGGTTTTTTTTGCTGCCATTTTGATTTCCTTTTAATCGTGGTAATATTAAACCTTATAGGTTTATAAAAGTACCTAGTAGGTACGTTTGTAACTTTATTCCTTTATACTTGTGTTGTCAACACCTAGTAGGTACGTAAGGCTAAATAAATGACTCTACAAACTGAACCCCAGTACAAATTAAGGCTTCCAGAAGAGCTAAGGGACAAAATCAAAGAATCAGCAAAAGAACATGTCCGTTCAATGAATGCAGACATTGTGGCGCGTCTTGAAGCCAGTTTTGCCACTGAAGAGTCACCGCCAAAGCCCATCAGCGTACCGTTCGATGATAGTTTTCTTAAAGATGCTGGGCTGACTCGTGAGCAGTTTGGGGCGTTTGTGCGGAAAAGTATTTCGGATAGTCTAAAAGAGGACAAAGGGAGCGATTAAGTATGGCTACAGACTATATGACACTATGGATTGAGCACTTCTTGCAACATGCTACGTTGGTTACAGACTTGCCATTTGGGTGGAGTGTCTATCGTGAAGCGGTAGACTGGGACTGACAAAAGTTAAATATTTATTGTGATAAACGCTATGGTTTGATAGATTGCTAATTTATTACACAATTGTAAGGAAGTTGGCATGGGCATGTTCTTAATCAGTTTGGTTGCCTTTTTATTATTACCAGCGTTGTTGATTTATTCTCTGATAAAACCTGCTAAATTTAATATTCGTACTAAGAAAAACCCTAATGGCAAGTGGTCGCGAGGCAAGTTCTCTGCTGCCATACTAGCGGTATGGGTTGTCTCTATTGGTATTGGCATTGCTATTACTCCCGACCAAAATACAGCTATAGATGTCGATGAAGTCGTTGCCGAAGTAGGCATTGAACCTGATGATTATGAAGTAAAAGATAATGGTGCGATTGAGGTAAAGTCACAAGCCGACGATACGCTTGAAGCTAAAGAAATTGAACCTTTCGAGCCTGTTTATGTAGAAAAATCTACTGACAAAACTTTTGGTATTACTCCGCTCGAGTTTAGTCGTCAATTTAGCGCTGAGGCTAAAGAGGTTGGATTTGGTGAAGTGCCTTATGGGGATTTTGAGACAATCAAAGGCGCTGTAAACGATACCTTTTCAACAATGTTGAGCGAAGCTATAGCAATGAATGGCACTGTTGATAAGAATGGAGAGCTAAAAGGTATCACCTTTATTATGGGTAAAACACAAAATGGTGATAGAGAGGGTTTGAATATGGCAATGATGGCAGGGCTCTCTGCTCGTGCTATCAGTCCTGATGTGCCTAAAGAAGAGAGCGCTGGAACAGTAATGAAGGTGCTTGCAGAAGCTCTTAATGGGTATGAAGAAAACGGCGAAGGGGAAGCCAGTAAAGTAGTAGATGACGTTAAATACACTGCTCTTGCAAGTAAGACTATAGGTATATGGATCACAATTGAACCTGCTTAAACTTTAACCTCGCATTCAGTCCTAGTCTGATAGCCACTGCCTGATAGGTAGTGGCTATTTTTTGTTGTATTAGATAAGACGCCTTAAACATCCACTGCCATATTTAAAAAAGGAAATATTTAGATTGACAAAAGTCAAATAGTTATTGCTGAAAGTGTTGCACGGTGATACGCTTTAGCTAATATCAATCTATTATGAGTCAGTTGATACAGGCTCATTTTTTTAGTGCTGTAAGCGACAGGGAGTGACGAGTCTTAGCACCTGTCCTATTGATGCTCAACCCCATACACAGGATAATAAATGTCTACCACAGTCGAATTTTACCAAGTAAATTTTTTTGAACAGCCTGAACCAGATGAACAGGGAAATACTGTAACTGTCAGTGGTTGCTTTGAAACATTGTTGACTGGTAACTATAGTTTTAAAGATAGCTATGAACGCGACTTATATAAGTTTCAAAAAATTGATAACCAATATGTATGTGGTGTTTTTCGCAAAGTAAGGACAGGTGAGCCTATTAAGGTTGGTAAAGCGTGTACTGATGGCTGGGATGTTGCTATGGCTGATGATGAAGGAAAGTTTGAAACCAATCATCTAATTTATATTCCTAATAAACGAATACTTGCTTATATCAGAAACCAACATGGTAATCATTACAAAAGACTTGAGGACTGTCTGACTCAAGCGTTTGGTATTAGAGTAGAGTTGTCACCTCTATTAACGAAAGGCACATTGGAAACTTTATTGAGTAATAAGTCTGTTACTAAACTACAGGCTAATATTCCTGTAAAACATGACTTAATACCTGAGTATGCTGATGACTGGAGTAATGAAACCATTCAAGCTGCGAGCAAGTCTGGAGCTGAAACGGTAAGAATAGAAACAAATATTAGTTTGAAAACTCAGACACCAGGCTCTATCAATCATCCCTTAAAAGCTATAAAAAACTTTTTGGGTTTTGGAGCAACTACTGCTAGAGTGCAAGTACTAAATATAGACGGTAAAAAAGACTGGATCGACCTAATTGAAGATAAGATTAAATATACTTTTAAAGACTATAAATATTTGAAAGAGACTTTACCTGATAAGAGTATATACGAGAAAATAATTTCTGCTTACTTGGATAAACTTGATGAAATTAATGAAGCATATTAAACCTTATAGCTGGCTACTGTATGGCGCAGTATTTGGTAGTGTTGTATGTTATTTTTTCAAAGAGTTTTTACTATCCCAAGATTCTATTTTTATTAATGATATATTTAAAGTATTGATTCCGCTTTATGGAATACTGCTAGGTTTTTTGTTGACTCTTATAGCTATAGTGGTAAGTTTGGCAGGAACAAGGTTGGTCTCAAATTTAATTAGAACCAACCATTACAGTAACTTATTAACAAACAGCAAATTACTTGCACTGCTTTACTTTATTACTCTGATTATCTCTGTTATTGGTTTATTTGTTCGAGATAATCAATCTCTTGTTTTTATCACAGTTATTTTTCTATCTATTGTATTGGTTTTTTACTCTTTGCGAACCGCATATAAGTTTTTTCAGATATTTCATAATATAAAGCCTGAAGTATGAATGAAAAATTAATTATTTTGAAGTATGTATGTTGGTTTTTATTAAGGATTTAAATTAGAAATGAAAGAATTTATTTTAGGTGTATGGTATTCCATTATACATTGCTCAATGTATTCAGTTCGAGGAGTGACTCGCGCTTCGATTATATTATTAGCAACTATTTTTATTGCTAGTATGATGCCTAAAGATATAGCTATTTTCACTCAGCACATTTCGTTAGAGTCATATCATTTTGCAGTATATGCAATTGGTATGGTTTTAGCTTTAGAGGTTTTAGTTACAACATGGATCAGGGACTATAAACGTGACTATATTCCTCGATGGCTATTGAGTTAAGCTGACCTTGCTACTATTTTTACCCAGCCTCACACTTAACCCTAGTTTGATAGCCACTACCTGATAAATCATGGCTGATTTCAATGACTGTCCAAGCGTGAGCATCAATATACGGTCTGAAGCCACTGACCGTCACTGGGCTGTCAGCGATGATATCAGGACGCGCAGTTGCTAACGTCAGTTCAAAGCTCGCCATCTGGCGGGCTTTTTTATTGGCACTTGATTTTGCCTTAGAGACTGCCTCTGATTTGCTCTTAGCGGGTTTAGTCAGTACATGAGACTTGTCATTGGGTAGGGCGTCCAGTGGTTTGGACTTACCGTCTTTGACACTGATATGCTTGGTCTTACCAGTTTTATCATCATGATAGCTTGCTGTCGTCTCGTCATAGTCGCTGGTACGATCGGCGCGACTATAGCGATGGCTGTCCCCAGACTGACGAGTGATGGTGACTGCTCCCAATGCCGCCCCTGAAGGTGATCTTGCATTGGCAATCGGTTTGATAATCAACCGTCCAGCCTTAATCGTACACATCAAATCATGGTCCTCACAAAGCCTGGTCAGTAAATTGATATCACTCTCACGGTGCTGATCGATATGATCAATCATCGTCGCTGCTACCGTAGCATCAATGGCCAATATCAAGTCATGACGTTTGGCCACACTCGATGCTATTTCCCCAAGCTTGTGCTGATGATAGCTGTCACTGCGCTTTACCTTCAGAGATGACTTGAAATCGGCTGACTTGGCGCGTATCTGCAGCTGGTCAGGTGTGCCACTGTGCTCAGCTTGATCAATGGTAAATGTGCCTTTGTCTATCATATCGCCAGTATCAGGCATCGCGAGCCATAGCCTTATCTCATTGCCATTGGTAGGTAAGGGCAGCGCCGCGTCATGATCAGATAGCGTCAGTGATAGCTCATCCGCTTCAGTACCACGCTTGTCTGTCATTGAGAGACTAATCAGACGCTTCTCAACCTGCGCGGTACGATCAATACCTTCGATTGTGAGCTTGAATAAGTTAGTCATACGTCTGCTCGATCCTGATCTAAGATGGCTACTTGCTCACGCTCGCTATCATCTGCCAGTTTTAGTGCTAAGCTAAAGCTAATTTTGCGAGCAGTGCCATCTGACAATAAGTGTGATTGAGTCTCACTGATGTCAGTGATGTAGCACATGCCATAGTAGTAACCATTGCCATTCATGAGCGCGTAGGTCTTACCAGTGGCGGCCATATCACGTAATTCATCTAACGACACAATACCGTTGGTGATTTCTGGGTATAGTGTGCCTGATAGCGATATGTCGTCGTTATCTTGGCCGATATACTGCATATGTGGTCTGGTACCGACCGCGTTGCCGGTGCCAAAACGATAACCAGACTTGCGCGATATCTCATTAAATGCCGCGCTGGTGGTCTCAAATACGAACAATCCTAAACTGGCTAACATAACTTAATCCTTATATGCCCTTAATCAATATCAGATAAGCGGCTACGCTGACGTGCCATTTGATTGCGTTGTTCTGCTGCCAATGCGCGCTGAACTTCACGCGCTACGGCTTGCGGATCGGTTGCGCCATGGATATTGATGGTAATATTGCCACTACTCATACCGCCCATCATTGCCATACTAGACTGGCCGCGAGGCGGTAAGATAGATTTTCGGCTGTCAATTTGCATGGGGATATAATCAGATACTTTGCTGACAACTGACCCAACCATCTGTCCAGGCGCTGAATTACGAATACGACCAGTAACGTTTTTTACCGCATTGATTGCTCGATTTGCATTGGCTAATACACCATCGCCTAAACCTTCCATCATGAAGCCACCATAGCGGGTAAATACACGGCTCGGACTGTGAATGTCCATTCCTTTTGAACCCGTAAATGCTCCTTTGATACGCCCTACGACACTACTAATAGAATTAATAACCGCTTGCGCTCTGCCTAAGATGCCGTTTTTTAGCCCTTCGAGCATATTGACGCCGTACTGCCTGAAGGTCGCACCCAGTCCAGCCAAGTAACCCCAAACTGTAGCGAATGCCGTCATGAATGATGCGACTGGATTGAAATTAGATATAAAAGATTTAAGCGCCTGAATACCCGTATTGAATATGGCTTTGATACGTTCCCACAGCGCCGCAAACATCGGCCCTAGGGTGTCCCAGTTCTTATAAATGGTAAAGGCCAGTACTGCCAGTGCTAAGCAGAGTGCCAAAATAGGGTTTGCCATTAGCGTCAGCGTCAATGCTCTGACAGCACCGCCAATCATGCCAAATGATTTAGCCAACATTGATAATGGCGTTAGAGTTGTGGGTAGCCCTAGCGTAACCAATGATGCTCTCAATAGTGCCATAGGGCCTAAAATAGTTAGCATGACTGCGCCTAAGCCGCCAATGATGACCGCACCAATGGCCAAAATAGCAAATAGTTGACCTAGGACAGCCATTAACTGCGGATTCGCATTAGCGAACGCGGTCAAACGTTGGGTCATGATAGTGATCGTCTGAATGAACTCACGTAGCGCACCGCCGTTTGCATCAAAAATAGAGGTTCTAAGGGCATCAATGGCTGAGGTCATTGACTTAAAGTCACCAACGGTATTGTCGCTCATGGTTTTCGCTAAGTTACCAGCTTCGCCTTGGGCGTTTTGTAACTCACCAATGAGATTTTGTAGCGCACCGCTACCAGCTTGATCTACGAGAATGGCTAAAGCACCACCGGCTTCTTCTCCTGCAATGCCTTTGAACAACTCTGATTGTTCTGCATTACCCAAATTTTTACTTTTATCGTGAATCTCTTTTAATATATCTGGCATTTGGCGCAAGTTGCCATTTGCATCAGAGGTCTTGACACCTAACCTATCAAGTGCCTCTATCGTTGCTTTTGGGCCAGCGGCCATACGCGACATAATCGCACGCATCGCTGTACCGGCCATACTCGCTTGGATACCTGCATCGCCCAACTTACCAGCCATTGCTGCTGATTGCTCAAGTGATACACCTAGTAGTGCCGCGCCTGGTGCGGCGTACTTCATGGTTTCGCCAAGCATTTCAATATTTGTGTTAGAACGGGTGAAAGTACCTGCCAATACATCACTAAGATTGCTCATTTTAGAGGGGTCGATCTTCATGCCTGAGAGAATATTTGACGCGATATCAGCTGTTCGGTCTAACTCCATGCCACCAGCTAAAGCAAGATCAAGCATCCCCGGCATAGCAGCTTTCACAGACTCAGGTGTAAAACCAGCCATCGCTAAGAACGTCTGTCCAGCCGCGGCATCGGCTGAAGTGAACTGAGTCGACGCGCCTAGCTCTTTAGCTTGTGCAACAAGCGCTTTATACTGTGGACTGTTTTTATCCAGACGGGTGACTGCTTGAACTTTACTCAGGTTCTGCTCTAGGTCTAAGCCTGGTTGAATGAACCGTGCACCAGCATAGGTTGCTGCTGCACCGCCTACGGCCAGTCCTAGGGCTTTGTTCCGCATATCACCCATTTGCTGTGATTGACGTTCAAGCTGTCGAACCTCGTTCATCCGCCGCCGCTGCTCTGCCAGCTGCTGATTGGTGCGCTCGATATTACGCGCAAGCTCACGCTCATGATCAGATAGATTATTGGTGCTAATACCTGCATCTGATAAACGACCGCGTAGCTGCTGTAAATGCTGCCGTTGACTATCAAGGCGAGCATTCAAGCGCTGTGATTCACGTCCTGCAGCCTCAAATTGACGAATCAATGTGGCGCTAGGATTGGCCGTATCGCGCATTTGCTGCTCTAACTGCTGTAGTCGGGCACGGCTACGAACAGCGGCCTCTGAGGTTTCGGCTAGCGCTTGTTTTTGTTGTCTGAAACTGTTGATCAAGCCTTGCTGTGACTGAAGTTTACGCGCTGCTTGTGCTGTCTCACCAAACTGACGACCTAAGCGATCGGCTTGGCTACTGAGTGAGCGCATGGGTGCAGTCATGCGGTCGATAAGTTCTATCTGTGCTCGAAAGCTTAGGTCTGCCATGTATTTGCGCCCACTTTATTGTTGATATCAATGATGCTGATGTTGTCCTGGTTCCCTCATTCGTGAGGGAACCAAGTTATCATTCATCAGGGTTGTTACGGATACGCGCTCGTTCGCGCCAATCAGCAAGCTCTTCGATCGTCATGTGATACATCGCCTCTGGTGTCCAGCCGAACACCAAGGCGATGTCTGCCATGCAGTCTTCTACGCGGTTGGGATAGCTGCGGTTTCTGCTTGCAACTGATGTTTCGCCTTGGTAAAAAAACTGGCAATAGTTAACCCCACGTCCATCAAATCAGCGGCATCCATGTTTTTGACTTCATGCTCATGGATAACTGGGTTGCTGATGCGAGGGAGTACTACTGCTAGGGCATCGACTTTGGCCATTGAAATGTCAATGAGTGACTGGCCACGCAAATCGCCACCCATCGGACGACGCAGGGTAAACTCTTTAATCTCTTTGGCCTTATCGCCAGTACCGCGAATGATAGGGTAGTCTAGTTCGATAGTTGGCATATCATTGTTGTTCATGGTGTATCCTTAATCAGTAATTTTTAGTCGATGTTTTAATCAAATAGGTGTCTGGTTTGGTCACTTGATTTGCATGATCGGTTTAGACGGTGGTAAACATTCCCATGGCTTCACGGATCTCTTTTAGGCGGTCTTCACCATTGACGATACACTTCATCGCCATGGCATCAATTTCAATGATGTCTTCACCGTCTACGACCAGCCTGTAATACGCCAATGAGTACTTGAACGACTCTTCTGTGTCGTCGCCTAACTTGGCGCTACCAGGGTCAATTTCCTCTAAGCGACCACGGCAATAGATATCGACAGCTGCCACACTACAATCATCATCGCGTTGATAGGCACCTGAATAAGACAATACGACCTTGTCAATACCAGCACGCGCAAAGTCGCGGTACAAATCTGCTTCGTGACCACCGCATTTGATGGTCATTTCCATCGCTTCTTGGCCCAAGTCAACCTTGACCGGCATATCCATACCACCAGCGCGATACTCTTCGAGCACGCGAGTCAGTTTGGGCAGCTCAATCTCTGGGATCTGACCTTGGTAGCGCTTTTGGTTACCAAGGCCTTTGTAAGCCATGAAGTTCTTTAATTTACGAGGTAACATAGGGGTTCCTTTTTAGTAATAGGGTCGTCAGGTGGCTATTAGGCCGCTGCTGCTACCAAGTCGGCAAAGTTGACCAGGTATGTATCTGTGATCGTCTGATTTAGGTTAAGGTTCTCTAGGTTAGGCACTGGGGTAAAGTCATAATCTAGATACAGCTTGCCTTGCATGAGCAGCGTTTCGCTGTTTAGCTCGGTGTTGTACCAGCATTTCGCACCGATTAAATAACCGAAGTTAACCATCTCCTGCAGCTTGGCATTGATGGCACGAATGATGTCACGGACAGTCGTTGGTGATAGTGGCTGATCAATGAACTGAAAGCAGCCATTGATGATCGTGTCCAGCAAAAACTGCGAGGTACGCACGACCGGCTCAAACATATACTCAGGCTGATCAGAGCAGGTATGACTGCCCCAAAAGCGAAAGCCGTTGTGTTGAATGAGGCTGGTCACGTCATTCGCGTTTAGGTAGCCGACCTCAGTATCAGGATCTTCTAGATCCCAGGTACGTGGATATTTGATACCACTAACAGTATCAATGGCAACGTTGGACAGCGACTTGACGAAGCTATACTGGTGCGTCTTGTCTAAGTGGGCGCGTAAAGCTGCGGCCACGGCGATGATTGGGGTTGTTTGGGTCATAATTTTCCCTTATTAATTGGTTAGGAATAAAAATCGATTTGCAGTACTCATACCGATTACGTTCAGCTTTAAAGGTTCATCATCTGACTTTGTTGTGTCAGTTACAAGTACATGCTCAGCACCATAACGCTCGCGCTGTAAGCGGTAGCACAGACGATTGTGATCAGTCACATAAGCAAAAATAATGTCGCTATTACCGATGTTAAACTTGCGCTTATCATCAAGTGACAAGCGCGGATTGGTGATATTCGGGTATAGTGTCAGCACGTTTTTAGCCACGCTTGCGTCATACCAATACAGTTTGGCCACGCCGTTTTCGACGTATGCGATTGTTGGGCGCATGTTTTGATCAAAGCTAAAACTCATCTCAGTGACATCACCTGCAAACGCTAAGACTGCGACTGGCTCAGCACCGCTACGCTGTAGATAGATACCTTTACCTTTGACATAGCCATACCAGTAGTACTGCATAGGCTCACTGGTATCAGATAGGGCGATGCCACCAAGCTCCCAACACTTTGTCGCTGTCTGCGACTTATTGCGTGGTGGTAAAAACGAGGCACTATCAAGTTCAGTAAGCGTATTGTCGGGCAACATTACAATTCACCCTCATAGCGTCCCCAACTTACTTCAAATGGGATAGATAACGTATCTTTATTTGTTTTGGTTAATGGTGCATCGTCAGACACCCGCCCAAAGCGCATTTGAAAAGGGAAAAAGGAAAAGTATGATGGGCTGCTAGTGAAAACTGTTCTTATAGCAACATTGGCAACGGTTAGACCAAAAGACAGCAACCCTTTTCTTTTATTAGTTAACGAGGTATAAGTATCTAAAGAAAAAACACCTTCTTCAACACTTCCGCCAGTGGGGTAATGTTCTTTAGCACCTAAGTCGGCGGTGCTATACGCAAAGCGACCGCCCGCCACGGTAGATATAGCAGCCGAAACATTATGGGTGCTTGTCCCAACTCTAGCCGGACGTACTACCACGTTATACGGTACGCTACCACCGGCACCATCTTTTACATCAACCACAAACGATTTGTCGTTAATGTCTATAACTTTATGGATTCGATAAACTATTTCTAAGGTTTCTCCAGCCTTTATGCTTATAGTCGTGGGATTTCCTAAGGCATCTTTTATTAATGCTCTTGTGGTTAAGTAGTAATTAGTTAACGTACCCTCACTTGCTAAACCTACTTCGGAAATATTCACATCGGATAATCCAGTGAAACGATATGCACGCTGCTCCCATATTTTATAAAGCCCATCGCCTGAATCGTTAAAGGCATATTCGTTAGCATTTGCTGGCGATTGAGTTATCGACTCTATGGCTACAGCAGTATCTAATGATATTTGCGTAATTGCAGGGCTACTATTACCGCTACCGATAAGGCATTTACTATTAAAATACCCACCTTTACTCCCCCCAAAAAATTCTAGGCCCTGGTTTAATACAAGGTTTCTTACAAAACCCGTGTCTATCTTTACCGAACCGTCAGCGCGGGTAACTACTGCACGAAATTCACCGGCTATGCCTAAATTTAGCATTGTCTATGTTCCTTTATTTAACGTTATATCTAATGGCGTGACTGTCGACTGATAAGCATCATCTTCACCCGTGTACTGCTGAACTAAAACTCTCTTGAGCGTTAGATCTAATGGCTTAACCGACGGTTTATAAGCATCACCATCAATATTCTTACTCATGAGTAGCGACTTCAGCGTAATATCAAGCGGCTTGACTGACGGCTGATAAGCGTCGCCGTCATCAATATTTTTATTCATAAGCAGTGAGCGTAATGTAATATCGAGAGGCTTAACGCTTGGCTGGTACGCATCACTGTCAATCGTTGTGTCTTTTAATATCCGTCTCATCGTGATGTTTAACGGCTTAACTGTGGGCTGGTAAGCATCGTCTTTTTCCACAAGTACGGGGTATGGCTTACTTGCCCATAGTCGCCGTGTTACTTTCCCGCTGGAACGCCCCATTCGCCTTCAATCAGCATCAACTCACGCGCGGCGAACGTATCGCGATAAGCGGCAATATCTTCTTTGACCGTAATCAACGTACCGTCTTCTGCTCGTGGGGACGCATACACAAACGCACGGCGTTTCTTGGCGATCTCAATCAGCTTACGTGTCATATCTGGGGTATCAATTTCAGGCGCAATCAAAATCTTGGGCGTCACACCAAGGCGTGATTGAGAGCTAAGCAAGGTATCAACGGTAGCGATATCTACTGGCTCAGACAGTCGCAACACGACCACACTGGTATTCTGGATAGATTTGATTGTCTGCAAGCATTGGCTGAGCAAAGAATCTTTAGCGCCAGCTTTGGTGACATCATCTGTCGTGATGCCTGTCAGCAATACAGGGGTATCAAGCGGGTATTTAGCATCATCAGCATCAATACTGGTGCTCACCAGTGCAATGGTGCTCATACTGACCGATTTGATAATCGGTGTGATATTACTGGTCTCAGTAGCAGTGACGCCGTGATGGTAAGTAGTTAATGCCATGGTCTAGATCCTTTTTTTGTCTAAAATAAATAGTGTTTTAAGCAGTACGTAACCACTTGCCAACCACTTTTGATGGCTGAATGTTGTTGTGCGGTTCACCGCCGCCTACAGCGTTAGTCTTGATATTTGCAGCGCTGGAACTGGTGTTCTGAGTACCAGCGCGAGTACCACCATCAATACTGCCACTATGCATATCAACGGTATGATCATGATTTGGAATCTGTGCAAGCGTCAGAGTTTCCTCATTTTCACCAAACTCATTACCGATAGTTTTATAGTCAGATGGATCATCAGTTTTGGTTGATAGGCCTACTAGCGTGCGACCTTCTGCGAATCGCTCCCACGTACCATAGCCATGATGAGCCGCCACCGCAGACGCATCCAAATGATTGATGGTTGTCTGATAAATATCGCCAACTTTATATGGCTGCAAATCTAAAAGCCCCGCGATGCCTTTCTCTATATCGTCTATACGATTTGACAGTAATTGAAACTGGGTAGCCATAAGCTCATCCTGTAATTGATTGATAATATCGTGTAGTTCACTCACTAAAGATTTCAAAGCAAAACGGTCGGCAACCCAATCGCGAGTAGCGATGACCACGTTGCTGTCCGTTTCAATGACAACAGTCGCAAGGTTGTCTGCAGTAATCGTAAATATAAGCTCCATATCACCGCCAGCGCCCTCGGTCAGCGTTGGGCGATAACCGCCGTGAAAGTTACCCACGTAGACAAGCTTGCCACTACTATCGGTAATTCCCACTTCATGCAGGTTAAAGCCGCCTACATTGGACGGTACAACTGCAGATACTTCAGCTGTCGTGTCATTGACGATCTTGATAGAGGTTACGGCTACTTTTGCTCTTTGATTCACCAGGCTAGTCTGAGTCAAACGCGAATCAGGCAGATATGGCTGATCGTTTGCATCACCCAACACCACATGCGTCAATGCAAGTTGTGAGTTCGCTTGTGCATTTGCAATAAAAGATTTGCCGTGGTCAGTGAGTAATACATAGTAGTTGGCCATTATTGTTACCTAAATAGTTACCTAAGCGTTTGGAGTTGATAGATAAGTGACATTGCCAGTCCGACAAGCGCCGGCAACATAAAATTGAGAGCCATTCACGACACTGGCATCAATAGAGAACTGATCACGGGCAGATTTAACACTGTCTAGCGCGGTATAGATCTCTTGTTGCTGCTGCACACTCACACGACCGCTAGTGATTTTTACTGTAAAGGTATAAGGCGTGCCTTTTGGATATAGCTCATGCCATGCAAGCAAACTATGACCTATGCCCAGGTTTTCCATTGCTTGTGCGAGTGTGTTTTTAGTGCCGCGCTGCGCGTTAAAATCTCTTGCACCTTTCACCACATCACGCTTTTTTGCTTCTGGCCATTGACCGTCCCAATATTCGACACGGCGTGACCAAGCAAGCCACGGTAAAAAAGCTTCAGGGCAGCTATCAGCATCAATCAAACGAGCAAAGGTAACAGGTAACGCATCAATACGCTGCGTCTGCTCATCCAATGCTTTTTCCAGCTTGGTGCTGTTTTTCGGTAGTAGCCCCTTAGACATCGCGGTACTCCACAGCACTGATCGTCACGTCGACACAGTTAGCATATTTGCCATCTGGCAAACTGATATCAGCAGTAGGTTGTAAGAGGCTGACACGTTGGACACCCGCTTGATGTAAGGCGTGATATAAACCAGATAGCGTAACGTCATAACCCAAGTAGCGTACTTGCTCGATATATTTATCAAGCTGTGCACGGGCTGCAGCAATCACCACGTCTTTATCTGGGCCCGGATAGAGTGTCAGTTCCGCTTGTAGGCTCCAATCCTCTGGCTGACCAGCCGCAATACGCACGCTATCGGTAAAAGGCCGGCGCTCATCAGTATCAACGGCCAGTCTTACTTGTTCACGTAGTGCATCGCTAGCGATCGCATCATTATGGCTTTGAACATAGACAGTCACGCGACCAGGGGAGGCTGTGACAACACTTGCATCACGAACATCACCATCAGCGGATAGCGCCCAAAATAAGTAAGCGCCTTTGCTACCTGCAGAGGCGCGTTCAGGTTCTAATTGGACACGGCGACGTAAGGCAGTGTCAGATTCCATGACATCCGGGATCGGCGGGACAGCATTGGGATTGCCAGGCTTAACCAATAGACGAGTCACACCAACGCCAGCGGCAAGATGATCAAGCGTTGTGCCAGTGGTATAAGCAAGCAGCATTGATTTGGCTGTTTGGTTGATATGATTGGTCTTAGACATCAGACGGTAAGCAAACAGTTCAAGGATCTTGGTCAATGGCTCGCTTTCAAGCGTCAATGCAGCAGCAAGTTGTGGATCTTTGGCTATCAATTCAGCTTTAAGGTCGGCAAGCTCTGCTTCAAAATCTAAAGGCGTTAAAATATCAGGGGCAGGTAGCCCAGATAGATCAATACGACTCATAGCGCACCGCCTAATGACAGATAAGTACGTTCAATCTTTTTACTAATCACATAACGATATTCAATCATCAAACTGGCCACGCCTTGTGAGGCACTGTCGTCAGTCATCAGCTCAATGCGAGTTGGTGTGACACGAGTTTCCCAGCGCATTAATGCATGAATGACGGAGGCACGAAGCTGCATAATGAAATAGGCATTAATAGGCGAATCAATTAAGAATGGTAGCAATGAGCCGTAATCGCGGCGCATGACACGACTACCGATAGGCGTCATCAATATATCGCGGACGCTTTGTAAGATATGATTGGTTTGGTCAATACGCTGACCAGTACTGCGTGACATGCCTTTGACATTGATCACAGTGACGTTGTTATCTTGATTAAGCATTAACGCCCCCAGAGACAGATGATCCGTTCTCAACGTTTTTATGGCCATGTTCTAAATATGGTTGGTCATTAATAATTAATTTTCCGTTTTGATTGATGGTTTGACCGTTCAAGGTATAAGACTGGCAACCAATAGAATAGGACTCGCAATTAACATCAAAGTTATTACAATCAAAACTGACATCGCGAGCAGATATTTGCACGCGGTTGGAAATAAGCGTAGTAGTAGAATCATCAAGTAAAGTAACCTCTAGGTTATGTGTCGCGTGGTTATAGATAAATGTCGCGCCATCATCACAATGAAGCTCAAACGTATCGGCATTGGCAGACGGCATTGGCTGATCATCATAATCAAACGATGTCGTTACCAGTCCAGTCGACAGCTCACCAGTCTCGCTAATAACTAAGACTTGCTCACCAACACACGGTGGATTCCAGATTTTGACCTTGCCGATGCGAGCTGCTGAAAACTTTAGCCAGTCGGTCTCTAACCCATCTATCTGTACTCGGCAACGAGCATTAGCATGATCAACGTCTGTGACAATGCCTCGATTGATAAAACTTTGGAGCCGGCGCTCGTTTTCGATAGGGGATGTATTCATGACGTTATCGTCACTCATTGCGATTTTTGATACAAAACAAAAAAGCGTGGATTGAGTAAATACACGCAAAAAAGAGCAGGGCATCTAATCAGCGGTTAATGACTCGCGTAGTACTCGAATAATGATATGTCTGTCAGCACGAGAGATACCGATCAGCTCGCGTTTGGGGTAGGGGAATTTCTTAGAACTATCAGGACGGACAGTACTGCGTTGGCCCTCGTGATGTATGCGTGCGATCTTAGCGGCGCTACCTTTGAAACCAATTTGGGCATAGCGGCTGGTTGCATTAAATTTAAGATGACGCGCTTTGGTCAGCTCGCGAAACATGGGGTTGTTAGAAGCTTTCAATGGATCTACAAAATCGCTACCATCAGGATCGGTTTGTGCGCGGATACGCTCTCGATTGACCGCTCGCAATTCCATAGCGAGAGTGCGATTGACTTTTTTTAACTGTTTATTATCTAGCTGACTCGTTATTGCGGTCGCCCATTCAGGTAATGCAGTGGCCAGTTCAGTTAAATCGCTCATGATTATAGGTTTGGATTATGTAAAGGTTTTGGCAGGTGTAGGATTGGACGTGGACAAGCATTAAACACGTAGTTACCAGTGTCATCAGTAGATACCTGGACAACTTCTTCGACTTTGATAGTAAAGACTACGGTGGTCGTATAGTTGCTCAATATATAGGATTCAAATTCAATCGGTGATGGCCCGTTTGGTGGGACTGGATCTTGATTCTCTTGATACCATGCCAAAATAGCGACAATGACTAAATTGGCGTCAATGCTCTCGGGGAACTCATCAATCTCGACTAGCAATTGATAGTGTTGACGGTGGCTCAATGATTGACCAGTCCATTTCAGTGAGCCCTTTTCCACGCTAATGATTAACTGGTCAGGGTTCTGGGCAAAGAACTCGACTTTATCGGTTAAGAATTTGCGTAGGCTGTCGTCAAATATCATTTCGCCAACTCTTTATCCCAGTATTTGGCACGGTCACGCATTTTAGTGTCATATTTATTCTTCTTATAATCGCGGCCGTTATATATCTCTGCAAACATGGCCCAGTCACGGCTACGAATGGCATTGAGCAAGCGTTTATCTGTCTCGATAAAGCGACAAAATGCCTCTAACTGCTCAGGCTCGCCTTTGGATAGCGTTAGCACAAAATCAACAGCTGACTTATAGCCAAGACGCTCCCAGTGAAAGCCCATAAGCTGAAACATGCCCCAACTTGCTGACTCTAAACCTAAGTCTTTATCAATGCGACGGGCTTTAGCAAGTCGATCATGTTCAGCAGTACCGCCACTATAGCCACCCGTACGAGTATTGACCACATCAGGGCTAGTACGAACATGATCAAGCGCTTTGTCACGGCCAAACTTTTTGTCTAGCAATCGATACATAATATGGCGCTCAAACAGTATTTTAATACGCCATTGGTTGTCATCTTTGTCGAATAAGAACCCATCGCCGCGCGACTCAACATCACTGACCGCGCGGATAGCAGCTTCATCACAGCGCAGTCGGCGAGCAGCGACTTTATAATCACAGTCAATCAGTGTCATCGGTTGGGTAGGGCTCATACAAGATTATCCTTTTTTGATTGATTAATAGCGCTAATGAACACGCCATAACGCGCCCAAAAGGCTCTTAATTTAAAATAAGTAGTAGCGGTTGCAGCAGCGGCAAGCATACGAAATATGGGTAGGGCCCATACACCGTCCCGACCAGTGGTCTCATCAAATGCCAAGCCGACACAGCTCAGCGCGAAAAATAAAATAGTGAGCGTAACCAGTGAGCCAAGCTCGCGATGATATTTAATGATTGTCATAGCACAAACGATGGCAATGACAATGATAGATAAAGTCGATAACGTCTCAAGAATGATCATGATTGTCCGCCTCGTTGGCTGGTTTATCTTTGAATAAAAAAGGGAAAAAATGACGCAAAGCAGACATTAGAAGGGGTCGTACATTGTCATTCACAAAGTCATAAAATGTGACAAACAATTCTCGTCCGACCATGCCATAAATGACTGCGTAGCCAGTGGCATAGTTGCCACCCGTCAATAGTTTTGCAGTAATATCCGACAGCATCACTGCAAGCAATACACCCGCAGTCGCATTTTGAGATCGCATCCGAAAAGGCTCGGCGCGGATCAACAATAGACGAATGCAAGCGCCACCAGCAGCAGCCCAGATAACAGGCAAAGTAATCAACAACCATTGCAGATGGTTACTCATAACATCATCAATCGTTAATACCTGAATTTGAGTTACGTCCATAATTGAATGACCTGCTTTTGTGTACGTTCGGGCGCGTCTGGCAATTGGATATCAACGCCGGTAGGCAATACAAGATCGTAACCAACCAGATGCGGATTGAGATCCATAACTTGTTCAGTAACGCCGCCAGTGAAGCTGAAATAGCGTAAGCAGATCAAATCTACTGTGTCGCCTTGCAATGTCGATACAACACGCATCAGATAAGCTCAATGGTTGAATGCGGCTCATCTTTGATATCAGCAATTGCATTGCGTGCATTGCGATAGCAGCTATCGATAGTTGGTGTTAACTCTTTGCTGCGTGAGGTTGCATCACGACCAGTGTCATAATCACGGTAGTGTTCAGTGAGTTTTGCTTTAGCAAAGTTATAGACAGCTTTTTTAAAGCTGAAGCACTTATCTGTGTCTTGAGCCAAGTCATATTCTGCTAGAGTCAGGACGCCATGTTCATGTAGAGCGTTGGCAGTCCAACCCTTCAGCTCACGACAGACGTCATTTGCAGCGTCAGTTAACGCATATTTCATTCGTGCTGGTGTTACCGTACCGTCAAGCTTCATCGCTTCGCTAAAAACACGTACTGACAGATTAGGCATAAATGGCGGAGTAGTGACAACATCATCACTGACTGGATTGACAGCACTAAAACCCATAACAACTCCAAATATTGATAAGAAAAATAAAATAGGGTGAGGCGGTGGTCATAATTGTCATGTGCAGTATCAACTGAATGCAGTTATGAGCCGCCTCGGCTCGCGGCTACGAGTTGTTGTCGCCTAGTAGTTCAGGCGAATCTGGATTGTTCTTGTCATGCAAAACTTTTGAAAGCCAAAGTCCGTAAGGCTCCCACATCTTGTCGAGTGCATTTTGATAAGCGATCTTTTCACCCATTGCTTGGTTATATCGAGAAGGATCTACACAGGCGCTTTCACCTGTAAAGACGAACCCAGACTTAGTTTCAATCTGGCAGTGAGTAAGCTTTGCGCCTAGTCGAGTAAACGTAACACCATTAGGTACAATTTCAGACGTTAAAAACTCAACAGTGATAACTTGCATAATTATGATTCCTTTAGTACTTCAGACGAATCGGATTGAATAGCCTCAATCGTTGGTGGATCTAGTACTATTTCTTGAACTGCAGGTGCTTCATCTTTAGGTTTGAGCTCAGCATCTTTTAGCTGTTTTTCAAGACGTTTGATAGAGCCTTTTACACCACTATTTTCGTCAAACTTCAGCGCATTTTGAAAGTTATCTAATGCAAATACTGGATTGACAGCCTCAGTCAACTCACCTACTTGACGTGCGAGTTTTGCACGTACCTGATCAGGCATGTCTTCTTCAGCTGTTATGGTTGATGCTCGCAATACTTGCGCGATTTGCTCATCAGTGATCTCACCACTGGCAGCCAGTTTTTTGGCAGTGTCAGCAATCTCTTCAGCGACTACCGTTGCAAGCGTGCGCTGGTGTGCGTCGGGCATTTTGAGCTTATGAGTCATCGCATAGTCAGCGATATCAAGCGCACGCTCAAAGCTACCGATATCGATATGCCAAAGCATAAGCGTGGTCAATAGATTGTCTTGATCGCCTTTGCCAGATGCCAAGCTTGCGTTGATCCATTCGTCGTAGTGTCCGACCAATTCGCGTTTTAGCTCAATCTTGGCTTGGATTGACTGCTTAGATTTGAGCAGCTGCTTGTCTTCACGTAGTTTTAATTGCAATAAGCGGTAGGCGCTATTAGGGCCCACCGTGATATTCACTACTTCTTTTTGTGCCAGCGCGGCCTGGCGATGTCGCTGCGCTGGGGTCATGTTGTCGCTCATAATTCCCATCCTTCGTTAATTTTCATCCGTCCCATCCTTCAGTCATTAGACAAGCTCAACATTTTCAATCAAGCAGCCAGCTTTGTAGTTTTCAACCACATACGCTTCGTTGTCTGATTCGTAAAAGGCGACGCGGTCATACTCTGGCTCATCTTTATGATTGCGGCGGCGGCTGCCTTCTTGATAGTAAATTGATAGATTATCTAAAGGTGTGATCAAAATGCCGTCAGCAGGGAAATTTGGCGGAGTTGGTTCAATCGTAATACCACCCACTTTATCGAGCATTAATAAGCTATTGACCGCGATAACCTCGCTTGGCGTGTTGTTGTCATTGACCATGTTGAAATCACGGCTTTGCTTGAGGTTACGACCCAAAATCACGCGCAAATCACTATCATCACGGACGATAGGATCAATCAGCTGATCAACACAGTCTTTAACCAGAGCATCAAGGTTTTTATAGCTAGTGGCAGACGCGCCAACAGAGACTTTGCTGGTACCCACTTCTGATTCAGTCATTACTGACTCAGGTGCGTTATCACGGTATTTCTGCAACCAGCCGATATTGACATCTTGCAACAACGGATTGACATCAATGTCAGTATCAGCGGCGACATGAGTGCCGTTAAAACCGACAGTGATACGATCGAGCGCTTGCTGTTTTAGTACCGCGTCACGAATTTTCTCTTGGAACTTTGGGTCACGCGCCCAGCTGTCTAGCTTGTTGTAAGGGATAGCAGTATCAAAGTCTGTCTTTTCACATACATAAGTGTAAATAGGGCCCACTTCACCAACGTTTTTCGGTTCACGGCGCTTACCGTTTTTGGTGTTGGTACGGCTTGCGATACCGCCACTAATACCAAGCCCAAGCGCTTCACCTTTTTGATCGGTAACAGGGATGACGTTAATCTTTTTCAAAAACTCGCTTGATTCTTGAACTCGGGTTTCAACTTTTTGTTGTACTGATGGCTCGACCGTGTATTGCTCGGTAGCGCTTGGTACGCCATTTAGCTCTGCTTGATTTGCAAGATAGCCATTAAACTGCTGACGGGTAGTATTTTTCATATTGTGTTTGTCCTAGATAATTGATTTTAGTTGCCGTTTAGCCTAACAGTCAGACTTGACATAATCAGATGAACCGGTGGCAGCCGGACGCTGGGTATAATTGTCTTCAGGCGTATTATCAAGATTGTCTTGCACGCTCTTTAAAGACGTTTCAACTTCGTTTTGCTTTTCAGCAAAATCAGATACCGTGGTGTTCAAATGACCAATAGAGGCGTTGATCGTGTCAATAGAACTTGCCATTGTTTGCATAACATCTTGGAAGCTTTTGATGGTTGCCGGCAGTTCAGCAAAAGCTTGTGCGGTGGCCAGCTCTTTGTCTTTATCTGTTTTAGGTGTGACAGGTGCGGCAAACATATCTTTGACGGTTGCAAAGACTGATTTTGGCTCTTCTTTATACTCCCAAGCGCTTTCGGCAGTGGAAATGTAGGTGTCAGGGTTTTGTTTGCGAGCAGATAAGGGGCTATCGTCGGGGTTCTGTTGGCAAAACTTCATATAGCTGGTGCCAAGTGAGGCAGGACTATCGGTACAAGCTAAACCAACCATATAAGCTTCTTTGGTATCAGCAAATTCTGGATAGAACTCAATAGAGAAATAAACCTTTTGCTTCGACTTGGCGAGCGCGATCAATTCAGGCGTTGGATCAACTTCTGCCAATAGATATAAATGATCATCAACTTCTTCAGTCGATAGCGATATCACATCGCCATAACAGCGAAAGTCAGAATTTGGGAACATTGCACGGTAATGTTCTAAATTTACCCGTGCACCGTATACTTCTGGATTATAGCCGGCGGCCATTTGGGTGATCTGTTCGCGAGTGATTTCACGGCCGTCCGTAGTCTGTCCGGCGCGTGCAACTCGAAAAGTTTTGGTAGTCATAGACGGTCCATGAGTTAGATAAAAGGGAAGTCATTTTTAAAGCTTTACTTTGACCTATTGCGATATGCAAAAACAAAACAAAAAAGCGTGGATTGAGCAAATACACGCAAAACAAGCATGATATAGAGAGGCTGATAAACCAAAGTAGCGTCATACCCTTATGAGCTGCGTTAATGTCTGCCCTTATCACCCTACCGACTGGAGAGAACCCCAAAACCGTTGCCCGTGGTCTCTATTGGCAAGGTTGGAGTATCAGCGCGATTGCAGAAATGATCAGTACGCCGCGCACGACCGTAGATGGATGGAAAAAATCAGACGGTTGGGATGAAGCAAAGCCTCTAGATCGAGTAGAGTCCACGCTCGAAGCGCGATTGGTACAGCTGATTAACAAGGACGATAAGACTGGTAAAGACTTCAAAGAGATTGATCTGCTTGGTCGTCAAGTAGAGAGAATGGCCAAGATCCATAAATATAAAGAGTCTGGCAAACAGTCGGATCTCAATCCCAACCTATCCAACCGTGGGCGCAAAGCAGGACAAAAAAACCCTTCAAACGTCATACAAATAGATGATATCGATAAGTTCAAAGATTCATTCAGAGATTGCTTATTTGATTATCAAAAAGTCTGGTACAGCGCAGGTCTCACTAATCGTATCCGTAACCTATTAAAGTCACGCCAAATTGGCGCAACTTGGTACTTTGCGCGTGAAGCTTTTCTTGATGCCATTGAGACTGGCCGTAATCAAATATTTTTATCCGCATCCAAGGCTCAGGCGCGTGTATTCCGCGAATACATCATTGCATGGGCGATGGAAACTGCAGGGATCGAGCTGACCGGTGATCCAATCACGCTAAACATAGAAGGCCCAGAAAAGGACTACAGCGCAAGCCTGTATTTTTTGGGTACAAACAGCCGTACCGCGCAGTCGTATCACGGCAACGTATACATGGACGAATATTTTTGGATTCATAAGTTTATTGAATTCAGAAAAGTTGCATCAGGTATGGCCATGCACAAAAAATGGCGTCAGACATACATATCAACGCCATCATCTAAGCAGCACCAAGCATATAAGTTTTGGACTGGCCAACTGTATAACCGTGGCCGTAAAGGTGATGACCGAATCGAAATAGATGTGACGCCGCATAACCTAAAAAATGGCAAGTTGTGCGGTGATAAACAATGGCGGCAAGTCGTCAATGTCTATGACGCTATGAACGGTGGTTGTGACCTGTTCGACATTGATGACTTGCGGATGGAATACAGCGAGGACGAGTTCAATAACTTGCTGATGTGTGAATTTATTGATGACACGTTATCCGCTTTTAGTGTCAGCGAACTACAGTCATGCATGGTCGATACGTTAGAGATATGGGATGACTGGAAGCCTTATACGCCAAGGCCACTTGGTAATCAGCCAGTATGGCTTGGCTATGATCCGTCATTGAGCCGTGATAGCGCTGGACTTGTGATATTAGCAGCACCAAGTACACCAAACGGCATGATACGCGGCATTGAGCGTTTGCAGTTTAAAAACCCAGACTTCGAAGCACAAGCAAACGTCATCAGAGAAATGACAGAAAAGTATAACGTTGAATATATAGCTATTGACGTGACCGGCCTTGGCATTGGTGTTTATCAGTCAGTGATTAAGTTTTATCCGCAAGCTGTCAAGCTGCATTACAGCCCAGAGTTGAAGCAGCAATTTGTCCTAAAGACAAAGGACGTTATCAAAAAAGGCCGCTTAACTTTTGACCACGAATGGACGGATGTAGTAGGCGCGTTTACTTCGATACACAAAACAATCACTAGCAGCGAAAAAGCGGTCACTTATAAAGCCGACCGCAATGAAGATACTGGCCATGCGGATCTAGCATGGGCATTAATGCACGCACTACATAGAGAGCCTTTGGCAATTGCTCAAGGTGAAGACGAATCCGCACTGGAGATATTTGAATGAATGAAACAGAAAATCATGCAGTGGTAGAAATGCCGGGCATGGAGGCTTTTACCTTCGGCGATCCCATCCCAGTGATGGAACAATGGCAAACTTTGTATTGGGGTGAATGTCACAATCATCAACTATGGTATGCGCCGCCATATGATCCAGATGCTTTGTCTAAGACGATGAGAGCATCACCACATCATAGTAGTGCTATCTTTGTTAAGCGCAATATCTTGGCCAGTACTTTTATACCGCATCCTCTACTATCACATCGTGATTTCAGTAAGCTTGCACTAGATCATTTGACGTTTGGCAACGCATACGTTGAGCGAGTACAGTCACGATCAAAAAAAACTATGAAGCTAAACGTGCCATTGGGTAAATACATGCGCGTCGGCGTCAATGGTGACAAATATTATTTTGCCACGCACAGCTGGGCAGAGCCACATGAATATAAAGCAGAAAACATCTGCCATATAATTGAGCCTGATGTTAATCAAGAAGTGTATGGTGCGCCTGAATATTTGTCCGCATTGAATGCAGCATGGCTTGATGAGTCAGCGACCTTATTCAGACGTAAGTATTATTTAAATGGCAGCCACGCTGGGTACATCTTATACATCAATGACCCAGCAACGAACAAAGAAGACATCGATGCAATCCGTAAAGCTTTGAAAGATAGCAAAGGCCCTGGTAACTTCCGCAATCTTTTTATGTATTCGCCAAACGGTAAAAAGGATGGAATCCAAATCTTACCGATCAGTGAAGTCAGTGCCAATGATGACTTCTTTAAAATCAAAGAAGCGAGTCGAATAGATATTGCAGCTGCTCATCGAGTACCACCTCAACTGATGGGAGCATCACCAACTAATGCGGCGGGCTTTGGTGACCTAATCAAAGCGGCCAGAGTTTTCGCAGTCAATGAGCTTATGCCTTTACAACAGACCATGCTACAGATTAATGATTGGCTAGGTGAGGAAGTCATCAGATTCAAAGACTACTCGCTACTCAAAGATGAAGATTAAATAACCAATTTTAAGATCAATATATCCGCTCTAAATCGAGCGGATTTTTTTGGCTTTCAAAAAACGCAATCGAAGCCCCGCCTCGCCCACGATAAAAAAACATGGTTTTCGACGACCATGACGATCATGGCGGTGGCTTTGCCGTAACTAGGGAAAGGGCAGATAACCAGCTGTTTGAAATGACGAGATATGACGGATATTTATACTCAATCCCACGCTAAAATATCTGGGATGTAGAAGTTAAGGCGCTGTACGTGAATAAAAACAAGGTTTGCGGGTGATAGGTCAGTTCTGTGCAATCCCACGATCTATCCCATCGTGGGATTAGACTCAAATTGCAGACATAAAAAAACCTGCTCGAAAGCAGGTCTAGTATAGGTTTGAGAACTTTTATCACTATCCGAAAATGGTGGGGCTGGAGAGACTCGAACTCTCACACCTTGCGGCGCCAGAACCTAAATCTGGTGCGTCTACCAATTCCGCCACAGCCCCATTTTCCGTTACTCTATCATCAAAAGCGATTAAATTCAAACGCTATCTAGACAGTTAACTGATTCGGTAGTGCGTCTCAGTGGTTGGCTATTATATAGAGTTTGAATTTTTGGTCAACCCCTATTTGCGATTATTTTTAGTTATTTTGCATTTATTTTTACCTGATTTTATAAATAATTGATATTAATGGCTTTTTAATATTGCGTTTTAAGCCTTTATTTACTCTTTAGACGGCACTCTGGGTGCAGAGATATCTAACTGCTGTAATTTACGGGTTAGGGTATTGCGACCCCAACCAAGTAAGCTTGCTGCTTCTATCTTTTTGCCACCACTATGGTTGAGTGCTGCTGTTAGCAAGACCCGCTCAAACTCAGGCGTGGCCGTTTGTAGAATATCAGTTTCGCCTGTATTGAGAGACTGCTCAGCCCAGATAGCAAGAGCTTTTTGCCAATTTGGACTGGCAGGAGTGTGAGTGACTTGATTATTTTGGCTGTGATTATTCAAGTCATCGTTATTTTGCAGCTGAGGGTTTTCTGCATTTGCTTGTGGTGACGAGTCGTGTTCTTGGTCTAGCTCTGAGTCTAGAGGCGTGTTTTCTAATAGCTCTGGTGGCAAATCTGTCGCCATCACGGTGTCGCCCGTGGCCATCACTGTCAGCCATAGGCAGACATTCTCAAGTTGACGCACATTGCCGCGCCAGTCAAAGGTCTGCATCATCTGTAAGGCCGCAGGATGCAAATGTTTCGGTGTTGTGTTCATTTGCTCAGCTGCCGACTGCATAAAGTAGGTCGCTAATGCAGGAATGTCTTCGGGGCGTTTACGCAGTGGTGGCAGCGGTAGACGAATGACATTGAGACGATAAAACAAATCTTCACGGAAACGATTTTGTTTGACTAATTCTTCTAAGTTCTGGTGAGTAGCGGCGATGATACGGACATCTACTTGGATCGGCTGCTGTCCACCAACGCGATAAAACTCGCCATTGGCCAGTACGCGTAACAGACGTGTTTGGGTACTAAAGGGCATGTCGCCAATTTCGTCCAAAAATAACGTACCGCCATTAGCCTGCTCAAAACGTCCTTGACGAGTTGTCGTTGCACCAGTGAACGCGCCTTTTTCGTGACCAAATAATTCAGACTCAATCAAATCATGTGGTATGGCTGCCATATTAAGTGCGATAAATGGTTGCTGTTTGCGCGGTGAGTGCTGATGCAAGGCACTGGCAACCAACTCTTTACCTGTTCCTGACTCTCCAGTAATTAAGACTGAGATGGGGGACTGCGCCAATCTACCAATGGCACGAAACACAGTTTGCATGGCTTGTGACTGACCGATGATACCGCTCGGATTGCTATTAGCTTTAGAGGCAGTTGTCACCTCAGCTTTATTTTTGCTGTGTTTAGAGTGTGTACTGGTAGGTGCTTCAGGTGTTATCTCACTGTCAGCGAGCGCGTCAGTCGCGATATGGGTATCAGACTCATTCGAATAATGGGCTATCGCCATATTTGGCTGGTAGTTGATCGCTTTATAGATAGTGGCAACAGCATCATCTAGGTCAAAGGGCTTTGGCAAGTATTCAAACGCACCGGTCTGATAGCTATTAATCGCAGAGGTGAGGTCTGAGTGCGCTGTCATAATGACAATCGGCATGTCCGGAAAGTGCTGGTGTACCCAGTCACTAAATGACAATCCATCCATCATTGGCATACGAATATCAGTCAATATTACGTCTGGCAGCTGTGTGGCTGATTCTTGCTGTTTTAGCGCATCATTGAGCCGAGTCCATGCTGCCTGCGCTTGGGTAAAACTGATAACGGTCAATCCAGCATCTTCAAACGTATCGGCCAATACCATACGCAGCGCTGCATCATCGTCGATTAACCAGAGCGTTGCAGGCTGATCGCTGGGTGCATTATTGACGGTGACTATTGGAGAGTGTGCATCGCTTTTAGGGTTTTGGTTGTCACTGTATTGGGTCAT